GGTAACTGTGAGAATACGTCAGCTCGATACTATTAGTAGCTGCTACATGCCTTGCTTCAGAAAATGTGAGTGGCTGAGTATTTTGATGACTAAGACTGAATGAATGACTCTGTACAACATTAGTTGTACGATTAAGTACCCTATGTGTACTTAGATACTCGGAAGCTGCTAATTCTGGTGCAAGTGTACCGATAAATGAATAGATAATAGCTATTCCATAATCATCTATCAATTCAGCTTCTATTATATTTTTAATGATAGAAGACGCAACTTGAGTAACACCACCTATTCTACCTGTAGGTAGTCTCAGTGTGTATGTGTTTAATCCGTATTTATACGCTTTACGTATTTTACTGGCTAAACCAGAAGAGATATTATCATTGACAACTTCAGGAATGGAAGCCCCGCTAAGGATTGCATATAATGTTGCTTCAGCAACCGCATTAGCGGGTTCTTCCATTAAATTGAGAGATGTAGAAGAGACATATGTTTTAGTCTTACCAGAGAATAATCCCATGTCACTCCTGTATTAGATGGTACTACATTTTTGTATATTTACAGGTTTATAGCCCTATTCCTTGTTTTGCTTTAGTAATAACTGATCCTATATCCCAATCACTTAAATGATTAGTACCATCTGCTACTGTAGCCTCATCCGTAGTACGTCTGGTAGCCCAAGTATCAACCATTAACTTAGATAATTTTTGTTCAGCATCACGAGCAAAACCATTTGTCTGAGCTGTGTAAAGATCATTTTGTCTAAGAGCTGTACCTTCAATGGTAGTTCCATTATTAAATCCTAATCCAGCAGGAATATCATTATCAGTATTCACTAATTCTGATACTGTTTTTTGCCTGAGTAATCCTATTTCAGCATTTAATTTCTCTACCTCTTTACCCGCAGAGAGATATGCAATAGATGCTTGTAATACAGAAGATACCGAACCAAGATAAACAGTAGCGTAATCCTTTCCTGTGATTCTACCTTTATTAAATTCTTGGTTTACATGCAATGAAACAGCAGCCATTAAGATATCAAAAATACCTGTACCAGTTAATGACTGAGTAGTTAGACCAGATATATCTATTGATCCTGCTGTTGCTTCCCCTATGCTTAGAGGAACTAATGGTATAGACATAAGTTGCTCCTATTTATTCGGAATCAATACTGTTATTCAATTTTTGCTGCACAGCCAAATCTTCCAATTCTTTAGGTGTTAGATCAGGAAGAATAACTACGTTAAACTCTTTAATAAGCCTACTACGACGTACTTTCATTCCTGTTCGAGTATCTACATGCGTATAAAAAGCAGGACACTGTGCGGCTTGTAATTGATTAACCAAGCATTTTGGTACATGCCATCCTGCGTCATTGTTAAAAGGAATATACTTTGAAACTTTACCTACACCACGATTAGCTATAGTAACTTGCTGACCTTCCCACAGTTGTTTAGCAGGATTCAGACAACTAACAATTACTCTAACTAATTTAAGTGCTTCATCACGAGCAATTTGAATTTTCTCTTCATCAGATAATTCTTTTTTTACTTGGGTTATTGTAACAACAGCCTGCTCTTCGTTTACAGGAGTATCACGCAAAACAGCATTTACCTTATCTCTGAGTTTATCTATTCCAATAGAAGGGTGAAACTGTATCTTCAATGTAGTAGCCATTTCTTTTAATTCATTAAGTGCGTTATCTACAGAAGAATTACTTACATCACTACCATTATCCTCAATTTCATTAAATTCGTTCATTATAATTTTTCCCTTGGATCAATCGCCTATTTTTGTGTCAGGCTACTTTAAAGTAAAACCATCCCTGTCTTTTTAGGGACAGGGAGGTAATTTAGAATTAGTACAAAAATTCAGAGCTTAACGACGAGCAACAGTCTTAATAAGACCAAGACGCTCAGGACGAAGAGCCATAAAACCATAATACCATTTGATACTCATCAAACCAGATTCACCAAAAGGATCAGTTTTATCAACAGTATCCAAGCCGGGTTTCTTATTAAAAATCTGGAATTTAGCTGATTTACCATCAGTATAAAAACCAATAGTAGTAAATGAACCCTCGCCAACAACCAGCATAGGATAAACATTATACCTACCATTAGTCACACGATAACCACCATTAACACCTTCAGGAGCACCAACACCTGCCCAGTGCATCATCTCAGGAACGACTACAATACGGAACTGACCAACAATACCAATTTCCCCGTTCAATACTTCACCAGCAGAAGCATACTGCTGAACAGGAATAAAAGCAGGAGTATTAAAAGTAGTCTGCATTTGCTCAAGAGTAGGAACAAGCTCTGAACCAATATACATAACTCGTGCAGCAGGGATAGTACGAGTATCTACCATCCGACTACCAGTAACTACTTTAGTATGCTTAGGAGTACGATTCTCATCCAACATAATAGACAAACGAGAAAAATCCTCATAACGTACTTCACATGGGGTATTAGCAGTAACACCCGTCATGTTAAGATTATCAAGAACCGTATTAGAGGAATACAGTACAACACCCGCAGAACTTGCAGTAGTCAAAAGATCAATCTGAAGTGCATCTTCAGTCAATTCATTTGCACCGTTAAGCATTTCAGTATGGATATGCATTTCAAGCTCTTCATCTGTATCAAATACAACAGATTCATTGGTATACTCTTCAAAAATACCAAATTTTTCCAGAGTACCTTCCAACTCAATACGCTTAAATCCTACACGATTAACCCGCCCACCGGACTCTGACAGAGCAGGCATTTTACCGCTGATAGTACCAATATCTTTACTGGAACCGTACAAATTACCAGAACCCTGCTGACTCACTGCACCAGGAAAAGCAGTAGTAACAGCAGTAGCCGTAGTAGTAGTAGCGTACTTAACATTCATATCACTCAATGCAATAAATGCCATAGTAGTACCTGGAGCACCACTATCACTACATGCAACAGCAACAGTTTGGGCAGTATTAGTGGCACTGTTAATATTAGCATTCAAACTGGCAGTAGCAGTAGTTTTCAATGCATTAGTAGTTATTACCGCATTTGCTGTAACAATCCACGGAGCACCAACAACACCAGTCACAGGATTAGTAGTACCTGTTTTAACGGCGGCACCAGCAATTCCTGCATTAATAGAAGCAGCCGCATTAGTAGCCAGCGTATCTGTGGCATATGCCAGTACTAACTGAGGAAAACTAACAAAATAATTAGCAGTAGCAATAGTAGCACCGGCGGCGTCAATACCTTGATCGTTGATATTGCGATCATCCAACAAAGGCATATAATGAAATACTTTAATCTTTTTACCAAAATTCTTAGGCATTTTGGTAACATCAGCCAGAGGACTGAAATACTGTTCCTTTTTCAGTTCAGTAAGAGCCTTTTTCTGATAGAAATCAGTTCTAATCTGACTACCAATAGTAGAAGGACTCCCACCTGCGGGATTATTATAAGTTTGACCCATGATTTAAAACTCCTTATATTTTATAAAATTTATACTTTTGAATATGCAGAAAGAGGGAGTTTATTAAACTCTTCATCCGACATAGCTAAGAAACTTTGATCACCTTTATCAGATGTTATATTTTTCTTAATAGTTGGTGCTCCTGCTGCTTTACGTTGAGCATTACGTTTATCATCTGCTTGTTGCTTTTGCACAGAGTTATTTGTATTAACTGGAGTAACCGGAGTTATAGGTTGTGTATTCAACAAACCTTGGTTATTCATAATGTCACCAATTTGTTTATACGCATCTAAATCAGATATACCAGTTAGTTTACCAAAACTGCGTGCTCTGTTCACTTCACCCATTACTTTATCGTATATTCCACTGCTAATATGCCCATTGATCACTGAAATGATCTGAGGATTAACAGCAACAACATTACGACTATCATTATCCCAATCAACAGTTACGACTTTTAAGGTGCGAGAATATGCAGGGGTTTCTTGAATTTCTTCAAGAACTGCCTCTAACTGCATTTCAGCATCGCTTATCCTTGGGGTCTTAGGTGTATAATTGGAAGACGCNTCTGTATCAATATCAAGTGGATCAATACCACTNTCTGTAACTAATTTCTGAATTGCTTCAGGGTCTTTCTTGGATAGATCAATCAAATAACCTAACTTAGATTCATCCAAAAGATCATTACGCTCAAGCAATTTAATAATTTTTAAAGATGGTTTAAGTGTTGCCATCTTCTTATGATAATTAGCACCCATCTGCATAAGGGTNATAATTTCTTCTGAGTTTTTTACTTGAATATCTGTACCATTAGCCTTAAANGGTTGGATCAGTTTTTNATACTCAGATTTGTAATCTATCTCTTGTTCAGAAGATTGCTCTTTAGTAGAAGTTTCTTCTTTTTCTTCTCTGTCTTCTTCTGCTGTCTCTTCACCTGACGTAATACTTTTAGTAGACTCATCATTATCAGTAGATGAATCATCTTCAGTATCAGTCTCTTCTTGTGCAGATTCAGACTCAGTTTCATTTATTTCCCTGTCTAATCCAAGATTAGAAGGTTCAGACATCTTAGCAAAATCTTCATCAGATAGGGCTAAAACAGAATCCTCTGTAGGGTCTTCTACCAATTCTTCTGTAGTTTCTTCTATCATTGTTTATACCTCTCCCTGAAGAAGCGATTCACATTCTGCTTCGCTATCTACAATACTCTCTGCTGCCATATGTCCAAGGGTAATAGTAGTTCGGATAAATTGATCTACTTGCCCTACTGCAACCAATACCTTATTCAGCATTTCTTGTTGATTTGGTTCTTGAAATGCTGGAGCTGCCATAAGTTTAACAGTGCGTGCTATTTCCTTTTCAAGAAAATGTTCAATAAATACTTTCTTGAAATCTTTATTTTTCAACAATCGCTGCATAGCATTACCTAATGCTACTTTCTCTTTAGCGGCTTCCATTGAAATTTCAATCATCTCTACTTCTTCTGCTGGTGTCATTTCACTCATGTGTGTCCTCTTGGTGTTACTCAGAGATTAGAATAATTTAGTTAAGCCAAGTAAATAATGTCTTAACCCTGCTTACCATTAAACGTATTATTTTCTTTCTTTTTATTAAGCATTGCTTCTATTATTTTCATTTTAGTTTGAGATTCTGCTTGTCCATGTATTTTCTGCAAAGCTCTCTCTTGATGTACCCCTGATTCTTGTTCCAAATAATCAAGGTCTTTACTATCTGCATCACTATGTGTTTGTCTGGCTTTAGCCTTTTCTGTTTCTGTTTTGGCTAAAGTGTGTCCTGCATTAATTTCCATAGTACGAGCTTGTAGCTGATCCAATGCAGTAGCAGAATCATGCTTCCTCGCCATAGCTTGTTCTTTAGCTATCTGAGCCTCAAGCAGTTTAATCTTTAGTTGTGCTTCTGCTTGTTGCAATGGATCTGGTTGTGGTTGATACTCTTCAATTCTTTTAGCTAAATCAGGCATCTTCCTAAGCCTTGCTATCTCAGCACGAATCATTCGTACTTCACCTGGATCAGCACTTGCTGCACCAGTTTGAAGCATAAAGGCTAATTCTTGTGCTTTAGCATTATCTTCTTCAGCCGTACTAATAGATAATTTTAAATCAAAATTACCTGCTAAATCATCTCTTTTTACAGTGACAAATTCTGAATCAGTAATGCGAATAACCTCTTCATCAGAAAGTAAAGCTGCATTAAGACTAATGATCTTTCTTCCAATAGTAATAATACCCTGAGCAAGTCGCCTAAGAATACTCGTTTCACGTCTGCTTGCTGCATCTAATGCTCCACGAATACCTGCTGCTACATCACCTAATGAGTTACCAGTAATCCCACTATTATATGCTTTAACTCCTGATAAACTCTCTGCTTCAGCATTCTGAATATTGAGCATATTATAAGCTGATTGTGGAATCTCAGGATAGGTATGTTGAAATATTCCTACTCTTGGATCAACATTACCATTAAATAAATAATCTCTACCTTCTCTATATTTTTTAGAATTGACTGCATCAAGAAAATCTTTTCTTGTTCCTGTCTGCCCAGCAGCAGATTTACCCATTAAATCAATCATACCACGAGTAATAGCTCCAATGATATTTTGATTATCTGTCAGTAATTCACCATCAGGTTCACCGTATAAAGACCTTCTTACTGGCATATAAGGAACCAATACAAAAGGAAGTTTCTTATCCGGGAATGGACTTACTTCCATCCGAATGAGTGTATCACCCACCCAGGAAGCTACAAAAGGTTCAGCTATTCCTGTATTGTTATAATCCCAATATCCCCAGTATTCACGTACAATAAACTTAATCCGAGCATCATCTTTAAAAGTAAAATTAGAATTATCTGCACTGGCGGTATAATCGACTGTATTTAAAGGAGTAGCATTATCTACCTTAATCTTATCTATATTATGATAAAGATGCTTATTCTTATTTAGTTCAGAGCGTGAAGTTTCAAAACTATAAATAATAAAACCAGCTTTATCTAAGTCCCCATTACAAGAAGGATCAACAACAATATTATTATGTTCACAAACATCAACAGTAGGATGATTATTAATAGTAACTGTTTTCTCAACTGTTTCTACACTTACTTGTTGAGGTACTACTATCTGTCCTGTACTTGATAATATTTCTAAAGCCTGGACAATACCAGGATTACTATATTCTTTAAATTTAGCAGGATCAGTTTTTTGTAATTCTATCAACATCTGATATTGCTGCAATGCTTGTCCTGTTGGATCAGGAATAAATTCATATACAGGTTGTTCTTCCTGTATAATTTGTTCTTCAAATACCCAACCTACTCTAACAATAATAGTACCCTCATCAACACCTGCTCTAACAAAATCATCAATAAATTTTACTTTATTAATCTTAGTGTTGAATTGATTATTCAATACTATTTGATTCTGTCTGGCTTGAGCTACATCAGCAGCAGTAACAGGATATACATTAAAAATATCATCTGTGCTTAGAAAAGGTTCAGTCAAAGCAGGGTATCGCCACTCTGCTTGTTTTCTAATTAGCTTAGGTTGAATATTAGATTTTCCTTCAATCTTTTTCTTTTTAGCTGTACCAGTAATATTGAGATTATTTAACCATGTATCTACTTTAGCTTGCTGAGTATCATGTTCCAACAAGCCATCAGTATAGTTACCTTGTAGATCGGATAACTTAGGTGGATTAACCCAACCAGTATCTATAGAGGTATTACTATCTTTATCTTCAAAGTCACTCATATAACCCCAATTATAAAATTCTAACTTGTTAATTAAAAGTTAATACAGCGTGAATTACCTTGCCCACAAGGGGATGCGGTTTTACGGCCCATTAGATAAAACAAATACAACTGTAGTGGTTAAGTAGTCAATATGCAACTATCTTTAAACTAATT